TGGAGATGGAAAGGAGAGTGTGGGGGGGGCTGTTTCTGGTTTTGGGGCCGGAGCTATGGTTGGTGGTGCCCTTGCTGCCGCAAGGTTGTCTAGGGCCGGGCGGGATGGTCGGATTATCAACTCCATCTCTGAGTTTAACAACCGCGCCACAGACCCTTCTGCAAAGATGAAGACTCACTCCTTCACCTCTGCATTGTTTCATGGTTTAGACAGTGGTCCGACTGGTCAGTTCAATGGTGCCAATAGGAGTTCTGTCAACAACGCTTCTCGTGCTGCTAAAGCTGCGAGTGCATCTGGTTCCGGAAGCGGAAACACCTATGCAGGCTATAATGCCCGGGTTGTCGGTGATTCTATTCTGAATCGGTATGGAAACGCTCCTAACGGAGCAAACAACATTAAATGGGGAAAATAGGATGTCTGAAAAAGACGATGTTACAGTTCTTGGTCTCAGCATTCCCAGAAGTATTGGGATTGCAACTGTTTTCGCCGGTTTGTGTTCATGTGTTTATAGCGCATGGATTGTTGCCGGGACTTTTACAAGGATGGAATCTCAACAGGCTGTTATGGCTGCAAACATCGAGCAAATCAAAGCTGAGCTTGTGACCAAGAATGAATTTGAATCGCGTGTTCAATTGGTTAACAGTGCTATTGAAAGAAACAGGGAAGACATTCGTCGTCATGAGGAACGTCTTGCCCGTCTTGAAGACAATCAGCACAGATTTCACGAAAAATAAAAGAAAGGAGGCCTTGTGGGAACTCTAAAAGGAAACCTCGTGGCCTTTGTATCTAGAAAACTATTCTTCTCCTTGACCATTTTTGGTGTTTGTGCATGGTTGTTGTTTGTTGGAAGGCTTGAATCTGGAGCCTTTGAGACAATCACAATTTCGGTTGTAGCTGTGTATCTGACATCGAACATAGCGACCAGGTACACTGTTGAAAAAGGAAGGCTGATTGCAGAACCTCCAGGCCGGAATGATAAGAACAGGTATCCGGAAGAGTACGAGGAATATGTTGAAGAAATTCCTGATGAACCTCCTAGAGGTTGATTTGTAGTTTTCTTTTTAATCCAATGCAGGAAAGATAATGCTATTAGAACGTTTGAAACAGAACTCTGCGATACGGCGCCAGTTTGGTGTTCACGGCCGAATCTTGCTTCGGTTCAATGACGGTAAGCAGGCTTATATTTACACACTTGAATCGCCATGGGACTTTAATCAAGACGAACCGAACGGCATTGTCGGTCTTAGTTGTATTAAAGATGGCAGCTATCAAATCCAAATAGAAGAGTCGCCGGTCCATAAGGTTAAGCTTCCTTTTCTTGTGAATCCAAGTAACGGCGTTCAGTTTAAGCAGAAAGTTAATGCTACGGACAGGTGCGGATATGCCTTTTGTCATATCATAGACAAGGATATTTATAGCATTTATGGCCGGTACATTCTAATCGGGGCGGATACAAAATATAATAATCAGGGCTTCTATGAGCCCGTTGACGGATACAAAGCTTATTCCTTATTGATGAAATATCTTGAGGAATCCGGAGATAAAGAGGTTAAAATTTCATGGCTCAATTGATTAAAGAAGTCAGTAAAAATGGAGTTGCACTCATTAAGCACTTCGAAGGTTTTTCTGCTACAAAGTATGATGACGGTGTCGGTGTGATGACAATCGGATATGGACACGCCATTAAAAAGACAGAGGTTTTCAATAAGCCGATTTCAATGCAGGAAGCAGAAGCTATTCTGGTGAAAGACCTGGCCGCTGTTGATGCTGCTATTTCAAAATGGGTGACTGTTCCTTTGAATCAGAACCAATACGATGCCATAGGTTCATTTATTTTTAATTTAGGCGCAGGAAACTTTGCAGGCTCTACCTTACTTAAGAAACTTAATGCAAAAGACTACGAAGGTGCATCTAAAGAGTTTATTAGATGGAACAAGGGCCGGGTTAATGGTGCTTTAGTTGAGATGCCCGGCTTGACACGTAGAAGACTTGCAGAACAAAAACTCTTTACGACTGGGCCTGAAGTTCAAGACCCTTTGAAAAATATCCTTAAATAAAAAGAAGCTCCGAGGTTTTCGCCCCGGAGCTTTTCTGTTTTTCTGTCAATTGAAAGGATTTGAACGGAATGATGTTTTGAATGCTTCCATCACTTCTCTGTAAGTCATAGGAAGATTCTTCGCCATTCTGCATTCTGTTGTGTCATCAACTTCTTTGATTCTGAGATTTTCAACAGATAGTTTGTTGCTCATGTCTCGTATTGATTCTTCACCATACTCCATTTTCATGAAGTCTACAAGAGAAGTTGTAGAACGGAATGGATTATTTTCTCCATCTTTTAGCGAGTCCTCGATTTCTGCTACTAAGGTTTTAGGCATACAAAGATTGATTTTGATATCTTTGTGAGGAACCCATTTCATTGCTCTATTGTAGTTGATTGCTGTATTGACCAGCATTGCAACGATTTCTTTTTGAGGAACAACGTATCCGTCTAGGCTTTGTTCTACAATAGCAACGTAGTTTGTTTGATAGGTTGCTACTCTTGATTCTTTTAGGGCCCGTTTCCCCATAACTTTCAGGTCATCGTATTCGATATCGTAGACGTGTCTGAATGTAGGGTATTCAATCAGTACGGCACTCAGGTAATATTTGTTTTCCAGTTCTTCAATGCCGCGCATTGAATTTCTTTCGCTAACACTGACATTGTAAATAACAGGGTAGACATTGACTTCTTTGCACTCATGGTAAGGGCTTTTCATTTTTGTTTCGTAAAACAGTTTGCCCATTTCGATGTTGACTGTTTCGTTTGAAGCCCAAACATCACGAACGCCTGTTGATTCGTCGTAGGCAATTCGTGGGGTTAGGCACATAGCACATGTTGAACCTAGATTGTAGTAGGTGATTCGTTCTGGTTGTGCTTGAAAAAATTGGTCTTGAATGAATTCGCTTTTGCTCATTTGTTGTATCCTTGCAACTTTATTGTTATTATTATTTTGCTTTGCTTGACTAAATTTCTTTTTAGTCATTGATGTAGGAGCGGATTATATACAGTTCCAATAAGAATGTCAAGGGTTATTGTGAAACTTTGTTTTCTTTAAAAACAAGAACTTGTGAAAAACTCTTAAAATAGTGCTTGAAAAATATCTGCCGCGCCTATATAATAATGTTGCATTAAAACAACGCACATAAAATATTTTTAAAATAATTTGAAATTAGGTGTTGCATTGTTTTAAAAAGCATTGTATAATTCGTTTTGTAGTGTTGATGAAGAGGTCAACCGTGTCGGGATAATCTACGGCGTCCGGTCCCTTGGAAACATTACCTTACTGTGAACTAGCACTTTGGGAAACCATGAATAACCTCTAGAGGGAGGTCGTGTGAGACAGTAATGAAACTCCTAGACGTGGGCAAGCCTAACCAAAGGAGCAATCGAAAACTCGATGATGAAGCAGCGTAAGCTCCCTGATATACAACTCCCTGATTCAAAGTTTATATTAAAGTAATACGAGAGGTGGCGAGTATAAATAAATTTCCTGTTATGCAGCGGATTGCAACCGAAACACGATATTAGTAGGCCGCATGGGAAGATAGATACATCTCTGGTCTTGTAGAGATAGCATATTGAGCTACAAGATGATACTTAAACAAGTATGACTGTAAATGGAAGCGCCGGGGTTTTGATACCACACAGGTATCATGGCATCAAGATGGGTGTAAGAGCCTAGGGGATAACTCTCTTGCAATTAGAGTTATACCAGTAAGATGTCTTAACGTTACGCAACTATGGTAGATTGGGTTGGTCTTTATGACCCGAGACGATATCGTTTTAATGTCTCATACCTAGCTATGTTAGGCCCAACTGTATCTGTAAGAAACGTAATAAACGTTAAGGCCTATACATCTATACTTTAAGTAAGTTACTTTAGGTTACAGACTTTAACAAAAACGGCCTTAACAAAAAGAGTAAGGTAGGCCACTCACTAGTGGCCCTGAACTAGATGATTAGTAATCTCCAATAGGGAAGTAGTAAACAACAGTAAGATTGTTTATTACGTTTCTAAGTTACTTAGGATAATATCCTAAAGTAATTAGTAATTATCTAAGTTTAAGTTAAATAATAAATAAATATCCTAAACTATAGTAATAGGATATTATCCCTATTGTTCTATATTTTATTAGAACCAATAGAAAAGTAATATAATCTAAGATAACTAAAGTAGAACCTTAACTTTAGGATTCTACAGTTAAATAGTTATAGTCTAAAATAAATTAGACCTTATTAAGGTTGCTAAAGCAACCCTATAATCAATAGAAAAGTAATAATTAACTAAGACTAAGTTTTCTTAACTAGAGACTAAAAACTTAGGAATCTACAGTAACTTTGGATAATAACTCAGGCTGCTTAAGCAGCCATAATAAACAATAGGAAAAGGAATCTACAGTTAAGATAGTTACTTAAGCTTAATTACTTAGGTCTATAGTTAAGTCTATAGCTGCAGTAAGTTATTAAACTAAGGTAATTATTATTTATTCTGCTATTGGATATAACTAAACAATTTCCGGAAATATAATTGGAGGTAGCTTTGATGCTACCTCCTTTTATTTTGTCTACAGTAATTAAGTATTCTTCTATTGGTTATTTATATTAAAGGAAGTTACCTATGAAGCTGCTTTAGACAAGGTAGCTAAATCGTGGGAAGTAATATGCCCTACCTTAGATTACATTCCTGGTTGTTGTCTATAACCATGATTTAGCCTATACTAAATTATTCGGAAGTAATTAATAATTCATAGTTTCTAAATCTATATCATACGTATCTTTCCCTCATATATTTCCTTTCGTTCTGTTTTTAGTATTGTAGGGTTAGAACAAACAAGAATAATAAATCTACTACAGGATAATTTAAACCAGATGGAACATCCAAATAAAGATATCCAAGAACTATTTAATCTTTCTGCGGGTATCATATCCGCGAATGAATTACGCAAACAAGAATTAAAAGAACCTACAGTTGTAGAAAAAACAATATCTGAGATACAACAAGAAAACCAGGAAACAAGAAAAACTATTCCGATTTTGTTTTCTTCTCAGGGAATAAAAGTCTCAGACGGTAAGATTACAAGAGCAAGGTATCTAGATGCAATATCCCTAGATTCCAAGTTATACGAAAATATCGTACTTACTGAATCCGAAGCTAGGTCATTTAGTGCAAGCCTAAGAAGGTCCTCCGATGGAGGTATCTCAGCATACTCACCTATGGTTTGTCGTGGAGACAAATGCAAAGTAAAAGAGACATGCTTAACCGGAGATTCCATCATTTCCATGTACGATGGTAAAGGCGTAAGACTGGATAGAATCAAAGAGGGAGATAAAATTATCTCCTTCAATACATCCACTAAAAGAATCGAAGAAGACTATGTTTGCGGCAAGGTCTACACTGGAGACTTCCCCGTTTATGAAATCGAAACCTCCGCAGGTCATGTTATCAAGGCTACGTCAAATCATAAGTTCTACGGCATCAAGGGCCGAGGAAAGAAACCTCGGTTCATTTCCATAGACGACGGACTATCAGTCGGCAGTAAGCTTGTATACGAAGATTCATTCTGTACTGACGACGACTGTGAGACTTACGGAGACTGCCTGTTTACAACAATCGTATCAATAGAGCAGTTAGGTGTATTACCTGTTTACGATATTCAGGTAAGAAACAATTCAAACTTCTTTGCAGAGGGCCTATTGGTCCATAATTGCCACCTATATAACATAGGTAAGGCACCTGTTGGGGCACCGTGTATTTATGAACAAGATTTCTTGCGCAACCAGACGGAAAAATACTTCGAAGAATTTAATGTCCAGCCAGACAGCCCGACGGAAATGCATATGGTTGCTGAGCTCGCAGAAATCGACCTCTACGAAAGAAGGGTTACACAAATCCTCTCGTTAACCCATCAGGACTTCAGCCAGGACATCATAACAAGCTTTGATGTTAGCGGCAATCCTATTGTTAATGAGGACATCTCAAGATACCTCAATATCAAAGACAAATTAAAATCCAGAAGAGATAAACTATTAACATCTCTAATGGCTACAAGAAAAGAACGTGCGAAAATAGCCGTCCAGGCATCAGGCGCCGCTATGATGTCTGGAAGTGCATCTCTAAAAGACAAACTGGACGCAATCACAGCTTCATCCAGAGGAAAGTACGTAGACCCTTCTGTTGGGGATATCATTGATGGTAACTCAAAAAAGAAAGACCAAAAGTAAAAGACATAAGCCCAATCTGGGCGAGCTTACAAAAGAGCAGAAGGCTAGAGGTAGGCACATTAAAAACAATGGCGCCTACTTCAATAAGGATAAAAAATACAAGACTGGAAGATTCTATTCTAAAAAGGCCGGAAAACCAGTTGACTACAGGTCTTCATACGAATACGCTTTCTACAAAGGAATGGACACGGATACACGTGTCCTTAAGTACATAGTAGAGCCAATGAAGATTCCGTACACAGATAACGCAGGAATTAATAGAATCTATATTCCAGATGTCCTTGTATTGTACACAACAGGAGAGATGGAACTCTGCGAAATAAAACCATCATCAGCATTAAGGGCGGTCAATGTTCAGCTAAAAGCAAGAGCAACAGTTGCGTACATAAATGATAACAACCTTAATGTTAAATATAGGTTCATAACAGAAAAAGACATCTTCGAGAAATCGGGCGACTATAGAAAACTTCTGGAAAGAATGAAATGAATAAATTCGGCAACGTCATGTCCCTTGACTTTGAAACGACATCAACGAGTCCTGACTCATACCTAAAAAGTGTAAAGAGAGGCGTTGTTGAAAATAAACATAAAGCAAGAATATGGTCTATCGGTATAGCAACAAGAGACTCCGGAACAGAGGCTATCTTTAAGCCAAGCAAAGAACAACTCTCTTCAGAATCTGATATACTAAGCGGAAACAAATTCTACGCAGGCAGTACTGAATGGGCCTCCTACGTATCAGGCGGCAAGAAGGCTACTTCCAATATGCTAGAATTCGATGCAACCGATAGGAACATCCTAAAACACATGGATGACTCCTTTGCCTTTGGTAAGTCCGGAATGGTCCTAGTCCAAAACCTAGGATTTGAAAGGTCATTCTTTTCCGCATTGGAAGGTTCTTCAGATTCAAAATTCATAGAGAGATTGCTAGAACAATCTCCCGATGGCAACACTAAATTATACACTCCCTCATCTGTCACAAAAGCAAAGGCCGAAGCTAAGGACGCTAGAACACTCCAGGAGCTCGATAAGGCCATGGATAAGGTAATGGCAGCCTACGAGTCCGTTGACGCATCTGTGGCCAAATACGAGGCACAGAGAGCCAATCACGGTGGACTTCCAAAACTGTATGCGGCAGACTTAATGGATTTCACAAAAGCAACCTTCACAAAGGCAGCAGCACAAGGCCATATCCCAGAGATATACTCCGAAATGGGCCATAATGTAGAATTCCTAGCAAAGCTGTTTTTAGGAGAGGAAGAGGTCCACGGTGCACTGTCAGATGCCAGACAGCAAATAAGAATCTTTGATAAGCTGATAGGCATGAGAGATGAGATGATTGCAGGTCAAATCTCTGATGAAACAACCGGAATCTTCAACAAAATGAAGACAGCTTCCGGAACGGTCAGAGAAATGCAGGCAATGAAATCCGTTCTATCAAACATAGAAAAGTTTAAAGAATCTGGAAAATGGGATTCAAAGGAACTTGTCGATACAGCCGTAGTTCCGTATATCAACACGCTAACAGGTGAATCTGGCAACATAAAAGTTCCAAGATACAATAGGAATATCTCCAACGACAGAGGATTCGCTAATTTCGTAGCAATGATAAATAGTCGTTATAGCGGAACTTCTGCACAAAAGAAACTGGAAGAAATCATTTCATCCGCAGAAGGTAATATAGAAGTTGCACAGGATTTGCTCAGAAATGAACATGCTTTTGCAAACGAGAGCCTAAGAGTCAAGGGTAACGCCGAGATTATGAATAAGGTCATCTCTGACGAAAGGGTGACAACAGAAGAGCTTGCAAGACTAAGGCAGGTAAACATCTCTCAGGGAACACAAAGGTCAATTCCTCAAATAGCAGAAGACACCTACAATAAGGTAAGAAGCAGCAACGAGATTCTTCAGTCCATCCTTCCAGAGAATCATAAAGTCGGCATCCCGGCAATAGGACTTGCAGCAGCTGGCGGACTACTATACCTTATGGGTGACTCATTTGATGATAACCTAAGGGTTAAGCAGCTAAGAGAAAGACAAGAACGCCTAAACTTCAAACAGTATAACGACCCTACATTTAACAGATTCTCCGCATTGGACTACTCAATGGTAATTCCTGCAGGATATGCAGAGGCACAATACAACGAAGCGAGAAGGGCTCATGAGTATTAACAGAAACGAACTATGGGAACAAATAGGCCTAGAATCAAAAGACGGCCTTTTTACAGGCCTGAACTCAAGAAGCAGACATGCCGCAAAGACATCAAGAAGGCTCTTTGAAGACAGCCTTGCAAACGAAAACATCAAGCCACAGTGGTCAGAAGACATATATACATCTGTTAATGGTAAAGCCTACAGAGATGTAAGAAAAACGCTCAGAGAGACAGACCCTTTAAGTAAAGGCTCTATTGGCACTGCACTAAAAGCAGAAGCAATAACAAACTCAAGAAACAGAACTGCAGCAGAAAGAATCTTCGGAGCCATGCCAGGCTCCGATAAATTCAATTCTACCCAACCAGTAAGGGGCGGCGGAATTAATAACATGTATGCGTTCAATAGTTTTGAATCATTTGCAACAGCAGGTATGACAGACCACCTTGGTAGAGCATCAAAATTTGCAATGGGATACGGTCTCCGTGATGACCTTATGAACTCCATAGGCTTAATGACAAGACATCAAAAGTCAATTATCTCCTCATCTGCAACCAAGATGTCAGATAAGCTATTCACAGGTCTTGCACCGGTAATGGGCGGAGCATTTGCATTATCAGAAGCATCTGATTACATTCTGGGAAATAAAGAGTCTACACTAACAGACAACGCAGCTACATCAATAGCAGGAATGGCACTTTCTGCGGCGGCAGGAACATACGGATTCAGGGTAGGCAAAGAACTGACACATGCAGGCACATCCCTATTGAAAGCCGTACCAAAAGTCGGCAAAGTTGGTATCGGAGAGGCTGGAAAAGCACTAGGTGCAGCAGGTAGAATCAGAGGTGCTGCAAAACTCACAGCAGGTTCTGTTGGAGGACTTGTAACAGGCGCGGGCCTAATGTTAGCAACAGACAGCATAATCAATGTTGCTAAAACAATGGCCGATAGAGATAACAACATTATTAAAATGAGACAATCTTTATTCTCCCCAGGGGCAGCATCAACATCTGTCAATACAGCACAGTTAGCTACAAGCAGACAGAGGGCCTTTGCGAAACTATCCAAGTCCTCACTAAATGACAAAGGATACATCCTAGGTAATGAAGCCGCCATCCTGAAGGGAATCTATTAGTATGGAAGAGCAAAATCTAAATAACGACTACATTCGTAAAGATATTCCTGAAGACGATAACAGAACCCCCACGTCGTCCTTAATCCAACTGTACGAGATGCCGTGGAGAGAGTATCTAAAGCATAAGAATTACGACACAGACATTAAAAATATGTGCAGTAATTGCCAAAAAGAACAAATCCGCAAGTACGGCAAAATAACAATAAAATGTTCCGGACCAAAAGACATAAGTGTAGTTGACCCAGAGATAGTTGCACAGCTAAACAAAGAAGAGGTTGAAGAAGTCAAACAGGCTATAAGTCCCGTATATTGGGCAGAAAAGAATATCGATATACTTCAAACGGACCCAAATAAAAGGCTGTATATTCCAAGATGGTACCAATCTATGATTCTAACCTGCTCCGCGTCTAAAAAGGCAATTAGATGCGGACGACGTTCAGGTAAATCGTACGGCCTTGCCATTGATATAGCGAATAGGCTTGTTCAAAACACAAACTACCAAATCCTTGTTGTAACACCGTTCCTGTCTCAAGCAAAAGAACTGACACTTATAGTCAAGAAAATCCTTCGCTCACTTGGTGCTACAATAGGAACATGGGACGAGCTAGTAGAACGCTCCGTAACTTCTCCTTATCAAGAAATCCAGATGAGGAACGGCTCTACATTCAAGGCCTTTACAGCCGGCAACGATAACGCAAACGCTGTCCGTGGCCAAGGTGCACACTTAATCATTATTGACGAGGCGGACTTCTTAACTCAGGAAGCGTTCGACTCCATTACCGCAATCCTGATGGATAAACCGAACACAGAAATCATTTGTACATCAACACCAATGGGCGAGGGCCTATTGTACAAGTTTTCAAACTCAAAAGACTACAAGGAGTTTCACTTCCCGTCATTCTGTATCCCACACTACAATGATGATATGGATAAAGAGTTCAGAAACTCATTATCCATGATGGCATACATTCAAGAAATCATGTCAGAATTCGGGATTTCCGATAACTCTGTATTTGATATAGACCTAGTCAATCAAAGTAGAACCATAGAGCCGATTAGGAATCTGAACGATGTAATCCACAATAGAGAAAGATATATTCTTTCGCTAGGATGTGACTGGAACGCGGATAAGGTTGGTACAAGAATCTGTATTATCGCTTACGATAAAGTCGAAAAACATGTATTTATCGCAAACTTATCTAATGTTAGAAGAGAAGGATGGACACAGGTTGCAGCAGTTGAAAAGATTGTCGAGCTTAATAGGCTCTACAGGCCGGATTATATCTATGTAGACGAAGGCTTTGGAGAAGCAAACGTTCAGCAATTAAAACTTGTTGCAGTTAATGGCTTTGGTAAAATCCCAATGGACCATCCTGACTTACTGCTAAGAAACGTAACAGCAGTAAACTTCGCATCTACATTAGAATTAAAAGATGTGATGACCGGAGAGATTCGTAAGAAATACTTTAAGAACTTTATCGTAGAGACAACAAAACGTGCCCTAGAAACGAGGTCATTAGCATTTGGCAATTCACTTGCTGACCCTATTGTAGAGCAAATGAAAAACTACATCATAAAAGGTCGCTCTTCAAATGGTCGTGAAACATACGAGGCTAAAAATCACGAGATTGGTGACCATGACCTAGATGCCTTTATGATAGCTCTTGCCGGGCTTCATCTTAACGAAAATTCTATCCTTGATACAAGGAGATACTCTAACGTTACGATATTACCACTTGAAAAACGTGGCTCTGAGATATATAATGGCTCGAATAAAATAGAAAAACGTTCTTATTCCAATGAGGACAAATATAACAGAACCACCCGTATGAACTCCGGAGTAAGCAGACGTTCAGAGCTAAGTCGCGGGCCGACAGGAAGGGGTTCTATATCAAGAGATACAGCATCTAGCTTTATGAGTAGATACCGAAGCACAATGAGGTCAAGGCCCAGATAGAAGGATTTTCAATATAATGGATTACAATCTAATCAATATTACTGATAGCACCGTATTATCGGATGCCGGTATTTGCTACTATGACCCGATAGAAGAGGTTATCAAAGAAATTGGTTCTGGATACATGATGGGGACTAACCCAAAGTCCCCTGTAATCCATAAGCTAATGTTGGTAATTAAAAACGGGCAAATCAGTAAAGTAAAAGTTAGGGCCGTCAAGAATAACGACCTTGAGGCCCTATTTGACGTGAAGGTACTTCCAGGAACATCAACTCCTGGACTATCCTCATTTGACGAAGTTGATTCATACAACAGTCTGGAAATAACAGAAGGACTACAGCCCCATTCGTTAATTCCGTTTCATGTTTACATCAAGCCAAAGGGCCCGATTAATGCCCTATTGAACATGCCATTGGAGCTTACCTATGAGTTCTAATTTTACTGTAAAAGAAATTACAAGCATCCTAGAGGAACTTGTATCGGCAAAATCTCAACTCCTAGACAAACTAAAAGACCTTAAGGTTGCAGTATCGGAGGAAAGAGACCCGGATGTAGTTACTGCAATTAAATCCCTCTACGGCAATGACTATATAAAAGACGGTAAAGCAACCATTACATTCGAGATGGTCGCACAATGTGTAGATATAGTCAGAAGGGCCGGAAGGGCAAAAGCATCGGAGCTTATTAAATGATTGACTTATGGGGCTCTGCAACTCAAAACACCATTGTTGACCAACAAAGGTCAGAGTTATATATGAGGATATTCCAATATGCCTCAGAGGACTTTGCAAACAACCAGGACATGCAAACGTTTGCAAACGACATAGTTCAATGGGCATCATCAGTTGAAAACAGGATGAAGAAACTTGAGGCAGAGCTAAATACCCATACTCATCAAGTTCCTGCACATACGCATCAGGTGCCTCCTCATACACACCTGATAATGCCGCATACTCATCCGACCTCTATGGGGCCTAGCGGGCCTAATATACCAACACCAACAGATACGGGAACACTGGCAGTTACCGGAACAAACGCAACATTCGACACATTAAAGCCAACAAAAGAGCTTAAGTGGCAAGAAGGACAAATTCCTAAGCCATACCAGAATACATCTGGTGCAATAACAAACCTTAACAACAAATTATCCGCAAGCTCAGGAATTATCGGAGACCCTATTGTCCACCCAAGACGTTCAGTTCCATTACCAAAATCAGTTGCGCCAAATATCCCTCCATATCTGTTGCCAATACCAGTATAGGAAATAAATGGAATTAAGTAGAAAAGTAAACCCTACGGCAGGAACAACATATGCTGTTGCATATGCACAGCTTATTGTTGACCACTTCTCAAAGGCCTTACAGGAAAATGGCTGCTTAATCCAAGTTCCTGTTGGCCTTTATATCCAATTTGACGACCAATATAACAGATTAGTAGATTACATAGATAGTGCGATAAATGCTGGAAATATTGATAATGACGGTGCTGGCGGGCAATCTGACAGCGTCGTTTCTCCTAACGGGGCTATTGACCCTGGACACATATCGGCGATAAAGAACGCCATAAGAAAAGCAAGTAACGATTGCTTTGCCTGTAACATAGAAAAGCCAAAGTTCGACTTCTCGGGCATATTTGGCAATCTTATGGGCGACATTACAACATCGCTAGACCAGTTTAAGAACCTTGGTAAGTACAATAAGGCATCCGTATGCCAGTATGCATTCTTCCTTTCGTACTTATGTATCCCAGACCTTCTTAAACTAATAGCCCTTATACTTGCAGCAATAGTTAAGGTTACACAAAACATTCAACTACCAAGATTAACCGTCGCAGTATTCATTAATGCAATCCTCGGCGCCATCATAGAGGTTCTTGTTAAGAACATTTCAATCTTGGCCAGATTTGCACTTACTCCAGTATTATGTATCCTTGATTCAATTGACTCCATTATCGACCAATTGCCAACTCCTGAAAATATCCGCAACACAAGTGCAAAAGAATTAGAGCAACTTGGTGCAAGCAAGAAGTTCATGGAAGGTAAATACGATACTAACCTTAAAAAGAAAACACAAAAAATAAGGGAGCAGTACGTATCAAGAGTCAATGGTCTTTCAGATGCTGCAGAACAAAATACACGCAAGTATGTAGAAGAAATAATGGGTCCTCTTCAGGAAACCATCAATAAAAGCGTTGAGTCTTTAAACAATTCTATTTCCGAATTGACAGGGCTCTTGAATCACTTTAGTTGTGAACCTGCGAGAAGCGGACTATCTGTTTCTCAATACCTAAGTAACCTTTCAGAGCTAATGGCTCTTGCAAACTTGCTAAGATACATTGTTAGAATGAAGTCCGGCAAGGCTGCATTAGAGAAACTGTGTAATGCACCAGGAAACGATAACTTCGGCCAAGATAACGATACCTCAGGAGTAGATGGCATTCTGTCACTCAATAATATTGGTTCTGCCATCGCCGACACAATCGGTTCCGACATCGAACTGATAACAGACGGCAAGGGCAATGCTATCGCCGTAGCAATAAAAGATGACAGCGAGGGAAACAAGGACAATCTATCATTCTTCTCATGTAATCTTGATGAGTTTGCAAGGTCAGTAACCGTACCGGGCCTAATCCAAGAGATTGCGAAATACGATTTCCCTCATATCAACGTGGACGAGTGGAATCCTTCTCCGTGGAAGGTAACAGTAGTTCCGGATTCAAAATACGACTACGGCCGGCCTAATACTTCTATTGTTCCATTAGTAATTAATACAGACGACCCTAATTGGAGTATCCCAAAACACATCCAAACAGTCGTAGGTTTTATAGATAAATACAATGGAGCAACAGACCCGGCAAGAACATCAAACGAAATCACATTCGTAGATGAAGACTTAAATAGAATCCTGAAACAAAGATATATCAAAACAGAGGACGACAATATCGTCGAAGGATTAACAGATTCCTCTGTCAGAATCGTCAATGAAGACGGAAGCATTAAGATAATAGATTCAACTGGACGAATCCAGTCAAATAACGGCTCACCAACACCCACCGCAGTAGAAAGCGTAGAGAGGATGATATCCAGCTTCAAAGGCGGCACTGGGCTCTTAGATTGTGTGACTGATATAGACAACGTCCTTAATAAACTCGGAGACATTAAATGAAGGACGAAGAACTAACGGTGCTATTAAGTACCAACTATTCTTCAAACCCAAGGGAAATTAAGGACGCCCTAAGCAGAAAGGCTGTTGGCATTAAAAGACACTCTGTCTTAAATCCTGGCCTCTCTTACTTTGGGAAAAGAACAGGCTCTCTTGAAGATACAGTCTTTAGCGGTTTTAAGAATCACGAGTATGACCTTTACGAATACTCAAGAATTATAGATACAGAAGCAATTGTCGCCAAAGCATTTGAACGGCAGCGGGCCCTGATATTCAAAAACGGATTCTACTTCGAATCAGATAACACTGAAAATATCGAATATATTAAATCAAGAATCCGCGAAATCGAATACGTAACAGGAATAACATTCCGCACATTTATCGAGGAAATGGCATATAACCTTGTTATGTTCCATAACTCCTATATCCTATTGGTAAGAAACGAAGACAAGTCCACAGGTGAAACTGTGAACGTAGGTAACAAAGAACTCCAGCCAATAGCAGGATGGTTTAATCTTCCAACAGAATCCATCCAGAGAAAAATCAAAGAAAACGGCGACATCGAAATGTATAAGCAATACATTGATGCAGCTACATTCAGAATTTTCTCTCCCGAAAAGGTTAGACACCTTAAGTACAATTCCCGTTCAGGCTTCACTATGGGGACACCTCCATTAGAGGCAGTAAAAGACGACATCCTGGCCCTAAGAAGAATTGAAGAATCTGTAGAGACACTCATCTACAAGGGAATCTTCCCCATGATTCACATTAAGGTCGGAAGCGAAATGCGTCCTGCATCCGTACTTATGGACGGAAGAGATGAAGTTGAAGCAATGAGCCATCTAATGAGAGAGCTTGACGAGTTTGGCGGAATTACTACAAGCGAACGTGTAGAAGTCAAAGCAATTGGTTCAGAATCACTTGCGCTTCGTGTTGAAAGCTACCTCGAATACTTCAAAGACCGAGTTATGCTTGGCCTTGGCGTATCAGACATCGACATGGGTATCGGTGACTCTTCCGGCCGGGCAACAGGACAAATAGTTTCACAAACACTAAAAGAAGCAGTTATCAATAAACAAGATACACTATCCGAGTTTATTACACATTATCTGCTTAAGCCTCTATTGGTTGAGTCCGGCAAATACAATGCAGAATACGAAATCCCAGAAGAGGATTTAGTTAAATTCAGATTCAATCATGTAGACCAAGATGCCCGCATTAAGATAGAGTCCCACATCCTAAATATGTTTAATAGTGGGCTTATCTCTATCAATGAGGCAAGAACAGAAATCGGATACAAAGAGATTAGTGACAGAGATGTTTCTAAGATTGGTAAGGACAAGGAAAGAATCCTCCCGTCCTATCAGGTAGAGACAGCAAAAGCAGCCGCAGCAGCATCGGCCGCCGGAAAAGAAAATAGCTCCGGCAATAAAACAAAAGCACAAGGTTCACAAAAAGCCTCTGCTTCAATCACTAATCCAAAAAACCAATTCTCTGACAGTAAGCCTGCATCTTCTAAATTATTCCCTATTGAAAATATCAGAAAAATATCTGATAATAAAACGCTACTATATGAATATATTGAGAATCATATAAAATCGATTGTTGACATATCAGATTCTCAAAAGGATAATAGCGTAAAAGATATTGCTTCTGTCTTCTCTAATTCAATCGGCCTCATGTGTGAATCTGAAGAAATATCAGACTCGGACATCGAAGATGCATTGCTTGAGATGTACAGACTAGCCGGAGAAATTTAGTGACAGACTTTAACGACCGCTTTGAAGCGACGGCAAGGGTCAGCGTAGATGAGGAGATTCAACAAAGAATCTCCGATTCTCTATCTAACGGTGCAAAAATAAAAAGTATAACCGTAAAGATGGAAGCAACCCACTCTGGCCGACCAAATGGAAACAACTGGATATACACACCATCAGGGATGATGGCCGGTCATAAAACATTCGTAACGCCGGTATATAAACCAGTCACAGAAGAGCATCGTCCAGATTCAAGAACACTTGGGCGCGTCATCTCTTCAGAGTATATTCAATACCAGGAGTTCAAAGATTCATTCAGTAAACTTTCTCCTGTAGAATACCTAAGTCAGGCAAAAGAATCCGGACTTGATAAAAAATACCGCTCAAGAGCCTACAAAGGTCTTGGGCATATCGAACTTGTAGCAAAAATAACAGACAAAGAAGCGATTGACAAAATCCTTGACGGGGAATTTGGATTTGTTTCTGTCGACGGGCGCGTAGAAGATGCCTATTGTTCAATCTGTTCAACAAAGGTTAATTCCCCAAACAGATGCGAACATAAGCGCGGTGTCAAATACGGGAACGACAAATGCTACTACGTCGGAGGCAAAATGCACTTCGACCACATATCATATGTTGCAAACCCTGCAGATACAAATGCCAGAGCAACATTGATTCGGGATAGTAAAAATAGTCAATCCCACCTACAGATATTAGATTTTGAAATAGAAAAAGGTAAACAGATGACAGTAAAAATCGAAGACATCAATAAGTCTAGCGAGGCACTTGTCGAATATGCCAAAACTCTAGGGATTAAAGACTATCAGCTTCCCTCTGAGGAAGGCCTAACTATCCTGGATTACGTTTTTGGCGAACAAAAGACCTATCCGATTTCAGACAAACTGTCTGCATCTTTGGCGATGTCTTTCTTCTCTACAAAAATTGAAGATTCAGCAGACAAAGAACCAATCGTCACTCTAATCGAAGACAAGCTAAAAGAGCTTGAAGTTGACGATTACGAGGCGGTCATTGCAGAAG